TTCTGAATAAAGATTATAAGTTACTTCTGAAGTAGGCGTATAAATTTTTTATAAATTAGTTATTGACATATGGCCCAGCCTATGTGCATGATAGTCCCACATCAACGCAACAAGGGAATGCATCATGCAAGTTCACCTCACACTAAAATCATCTAATAAGAAAACCGGCAAGATACCTGTAAGCACTACAGAACAGGCATCATGCCCATCAACATGCCCCTTCAACTCTAATAACGAAGGTGGATGCTACGCTGGCAGCGGTCCATTAAAGCTACATTGGGATAAGGTTTCCCGTTGCGAGAGGGGCCAATCTTGGGATAACTTCTGCAATACTATTGAAGGTTTCAATCAAGGCCAATTATGGCGTCATAATCAAGCTGGCGATTTGCCACATAACAATGGCGCAATTGACATTGATAAGGTAGAACGCCTAGTTTCTGCTAATGAAGGCAGACGTGGCTTTACATATACACACCATGATGTTTCAGACATAGTAAACTATTCTATTATTCGTAAAGCCAATGATGATGGTTTCACTATCAACGTTTCCGCCAATAGCGCCAAAGACGCAGTGCACTACATGGAAAACTATAGTGATTTGCCTGTAGTTTGCGTAGTTGATAGCGAAGAAACACGGAAACAGTTTACGATAGAGGGGCATAGGTTTATCACTTGTCCCGCAACTTATAAAGACAATGTGAGTTGCGCATCTTGTAAGCTTTGCAGCGTACGGAATAGAGATTATGCGATAGCATTTCCAGCCCACGGCACTAGCAAGAAGAAAGCGAACAAGGTGGCAAATGAGGTTGCTATATGATTAAACTTATGCTAATGATTGTGGCGCTAATCGCTGGGATAACTAACTAAGGGATAAAGCAGATTTTTTATAATAGGCTATTGACATAAAAACCTAGTGGCCTATAAAGGGTCATCACTAACTAACTTGAAAGGTAATACAATGCAACATTCCAAGGTTTTCAATCGCCAAGTTCTAGTTCGCAAGCGTATCAACAAGCGCATCTACGGCGTCCGTAAACTGGCCAAGTCAACTGCCATAGATACGGGCCTGACTACTCGGTATATATATGACAAGCCTACCAGTAAGAGTTTCTCCCGTTTCTTGCCTATCTTTTTCAATGTTAAATAAGGATAACACCATGCTCACTATTACAGCCACTAATACCGATAAAAACCTAGTCCGCCTTGCAGCGCCTACAAGCGAGGCATTGAAGCACCTATTAAACGACTACGGGTTGCAGGCGCAATCACCTATCATGCCGACGACTAAAGAGGCAGCAACCGAACCTTTGCCAGTATGGCGAAAGCGTACCTTGGCCCGTACTATGGCGCTAGTTGGCTAGTTGTCTTGGCTAGTACTGTCAAAGCCCTGCTATGGTGTAATATCGTAGCAGGGCTTTTTATGCCTAAGGGGCTTGCCTAGTCCTGTCATAGTCCTGTCATAGTCCTGTCATAGTCCTGTCATAGTCCTGTCATAGTGCCTGCCATTGCCTCTCATGTGCTGGCAACAATCCCATGCGTTGCCCGAATGCCGCAGGCGCAACCTACAAGCCACTATGCAAGCCCCTAGACTAGCTCTCTCCATATAAAATGATATATAATCAGGGGATATTATTATACTATTCAATGGCTTAGCATTGCCCTAGTGCCTTTCCTAGCCTGCCAGAACAGGCCTATTTACCTTTGCCTATGCGATATATGCGAAAAGAGACTGAAAAAGCCCCCAGAACCTGATTTACGTTATAAAGTCACAAATTAATGTACGGCGTAAGGGGCGGGGGAAGGGCCACTGGGGCCTCTCTAGTTATCTGTACACCCCGTTAGTATGGAATTCACTTTTTTAGTACCAAGCCTTCTCTTATTAGTTACTGGGTAGTAACATAAGAGTCACTAGGGGGTGACTTAAGAGTTAAACTTAAGTATTTGACGTTAAAGTATATCCTTGACATTACTAGCCAAGTAGTATATAATAGTCTCTTCAAAAGGAGAATATGGATGATTAAGTATGAGTGTGATTTGTGTGGATCTACTGAAGTAGCTTCTGAGCCTCTCAAGGGGTGGACTACCTTTGAAGCTGTGGTAGCTAGCTTCTGTGAGGTCTCTCATATCTGCCAGGAATGTACTAATAAGCATTCCAGTGTAGTGTCAGAGTTGAATTCGTCGGCAGATGGTATGGGGATTAAACAATGGATTTCATTTCTTGCTGTATCACTACTGATTGATATACCTGAAGTAAACAAAGGTAGTGAACTCCTTGAGGAGAGCTCTGGAGCTCCTTCAAGAGAAACTGCTGTAGATAAATACAAGAGGCTTGAGAAGGAGCTATCAGGGGAGTAGCTCAGGAGTAACTTATAAGCCTACTTTAGAATACATATACATTGTGTGTTTATAACTCATAAGTAGGTTATGTAAGCATCTATTATGTAACTTATAAGTAACTCATAAGTAGGTTATGTAAGCATCTATTATGTAACTTATAAGTAACTCATAAGTAGGTTATGTAAGCATCTATTATGTAACTTATAAGTAACTCATAAGTAGGTTATGTAAGCATCTATTATGTAACTTATAAGTATATGTAAGCATCTATTATGTAACTTATAAGTAACTCATAAGTAGGTTATGTAAGCATCTATTATGCTGATAAGTAACTTATAAGCTAGGCTCTGGGAGCGGGTTGGCTGAGTGTCTGTGGAAGACTCTTAGGTAGCTATCTAGGGGCGGTACTATAGAAGTACTCTATGTCCGCCCATTAGCGGAGTTATATCGAAAAGCTCACAATTGTCAACAACTATTTTCAAAAAAAATACAGAAAATACCAAAAGGACCACAGGAGGACTATGAATGACTGAAGAAACTATCACAGACATTAAGGAAGATATCTATGATTCTCTCCTTGCAGAAATACAGAATCCCAAAGTATGGATCAAGATAGGTCCTAAAGGAAACCTTGAGAACGTCAACATACCTTCCTTAGTTATTAAGAAGGTTATTCATAAGGGATGGACACCTCCCTCGGGATGGACACCTCCCTCGGACTGGATACCTCCCTCTGTGAAAGACTCTTATGTTGTAATGTCATCAGAAACTGTAGTTTACAGAACTTTCAAGTATTCTAATAAGAAGCGAGCAGAGGATAATTATGGTTCAGAGTTATTTGAACATATTGAATCTCTCCATCGCTACTTCGATAGAGTTCAGAACATGAAACAGGCAGAAGCTAGCCTAGATAATATCCTTAAACTAAGAGAGGAGCTCCTTAATGCTCAGGGATGAAGCACTTGAACAGGGGGTTATTAAAGAAATAACCTACAACATCTCAGTATTAAAAGATGGATTTGTTATTATAGAGGTAGAGACAGAAACCGCAGAATCTTCCTTCTATGGCACCTCTCAAGTTATGCAAGACATAGGGGATGTGCATGAACACCTACTAGATACTTTAGCTGGAGCTATGGAATGGACTGACCCTACTGCCACAGAACTTGAAAGATACTATAAAGGGAGCCTTTTATGCTAATAAGAGGGTGTTTTTAGCAAAAAAGCTTGACTTTTACTTGAAATCAACTATAACTGACCCTTATGCCCTAAATAGAAGGAACAGTTAAATTGGTAAAAGTAATCAGCACAGTAGATCACATTCAAGAAGAGTGTGACAAGAACCGTAAGATGCATGATATGTACAGTATGCCCGGTGAAGAATATAAGATGGTTAAGGAACGTGAATCCTACCAGAATCCTCAATACGGTAAGATCTCCGAAGCCCTGACTAAGGAATATGCTTCCGAGAAGACTGGTAAAAATGGGTAAAGAACCTCTTCCTACACCTATTACACCTGCTCTAGTAGAATCACTGCACCAGTTCAGCCTTCCATTTGAAGAAGAGCCACCTAAAGAGGACGACACAGAAGAATGAAAGATATTGCGGGAGTCACTGAAGCAGACATCCATAAGCTAGTATCAGCATCTCAGAACGATGCGACAACACACCTTAATGAGAAGCAATTGGCGCTCATTAAAGCTTATACTGATGAGGACTCCCCCACTAAATTTCAAAAGAAAGCCTCTATGAGGGTTGCAGGCTACTCTCCGAGCTATAACTGGACTCAAGTATTCCCAGGTATTCGGGATGAAGTCATAGAACGCACTAAGGATCTATTAGCAGAGGCAGCCCCAGAAGCTGCTTCAAAGCTCATAGAGTATATTAGAGACCCTGAGACAGTTGCCGGTGGCAGAGACAAACTACATGCCATTCAGATGTTATTTGATAGAGCTGGGGTGGTTAAAGGCGAGAAGATTGATGTTGAAGTAACTCATAATGCTGTTTTCGTTCTTCCTCCCAAGAAACATCAGGAAGCTGTAGACCTAGACTTCGAGGATATTTCAGATGGGTAAAAAATACCCTCGTTCCAGGAATGTCGCATCCAAAAACGTCAGGGATATTGAACAAGGGCGCTCTGTCATTATATGGAAGCCTCTTGAGGTCCTGATGAAGTCCAGCAAGCCTTCATGGGGTTATGTAGTAGATGAGCACGACCCTAAATTATGGCTTCCAGTACCCGAACAGCTTATTCTTCTATTCAAAGCGGAAGAATACATCTACGAAAGCTCTTATGCCAGCATAGCTAGATGGCTAGGGGAGATGACTGGTAGGAATATAAGTCCTGCTTCCTTGAAGAGGGTTATTACCTCCGGGCGGATGCACGACTACTACGATCTAAAGAGAATAGCATCTAAAACTAAAAAGAAAACCAAGAAGGTTATCATATCAAAGGATGTGGAACCTCCCGAGCCTTCCACTAAACGGACAGCTACGCTCATCCAGAGACTTGAGGGTAAAACTCCAGAAGAGAAGAAGCTAATACTCGCAGAGCTAGACGCTGAGCGAGCTAAAGCCGTTTCTACCACTAAGAGAAGACAAGCAGATAAGCTCAAGAGGGCATCTGAACCAGAAGCTCCCGTAGAGGAGCAGGCCGATGATACTCCCAATGATGACAGTGATTCAAACACTAAAGAAGACACCACAGGCATCATCTGGAGACCTAATCCCGGACCTCAAACAGAGTTCCTTCAGTCAGATGTTAATGAGTTATTCTTCGGGGGGTCTCGTGGTGGTTCTAAATCAGAAGCTCTTGTAGCAGACCCTCTGAGATACTGTGGTAATAAGAATTTTCGTGGTCTACTGATACGGAAACGATTGAAGGATCTCCGTGAAATCATCTCACGAGCCAAAACCCTGTATCCTCAGGCGTATGAAGGCACGAGATTCTTAAAGCAAGAAAGTATGTTCCTGTTCCCCTCCGGAGCTACTCTGGAGTTTGGTTATGCAGAAAATGATGCGGATATTGAGCAATATCAAGGGCAGGAATACGCTTGGATTGGGATTGATGAACTACCTCAGTTCAAAGATCCGGAAGTTTACACCCTACTTAGAGGGTCATGTCGAACTACTGATCCCCAGTTGTTGTCTCTTGGTCTCCCTGTAATGAGAATGACAGGAAATCCTGGTAATGTGGGATCTCCTTGGGTTAAGATCATGTTTATCGACCCTGCACCTGCTGGTGTAGTCTTTAATGTCAAGAGTAGCTTTATAGACCCTAGGGATGGCTCTAAGAAGGAAGTATCCCTTACCAGGCAATTCATCCAGTCCTCTGTATTCGATACTCCTCAGTTGCTTCAAGATGATTCTTACCTTGCAACTCTGGCATCACTCCCTGAGCATAAGAAAGCCGCATGGCTATATGGACAATGGGGCGTAGTTGATGGGGCAGCATTCCCTGAATTTGATAAAGAAGTTCATGTTATTGAGCCATTCGAGGTTCCTTCCCATTGGCCTAAGATACGAGCTACAGATTGGGGCTATTCAACCCCCTTCTGTACTTTGTGGTTAGCCTTCGACGGAGATGATACCGCCTATGTCTATAGGGAGTATTATGGGCAGGGGACATTGGCAGATGACTTTGCACGGCGCATTTGTGACTTAGAAGCCACTGATAGTAACATGGTGGATGCAGTAATAGATGGCTCTACGAATTCTAAGCGGGGAGAAATCGGCCCCAGTATCTACGAGATGATAGAGAATGAGTTAGCTACGAGGGGCCATCTAGGGAATAGGTTTGCAGATCGCTCTCCGGGTTCTCGTGAGGCAGGTAAGCAGGAAGTTCATAAGAGACTTGCAGTGAGAGCTACTGGAGGTAAGACTGAAGAAGGTGAGCCTGTTAAGGAGCCTGCCCTGCTCATCTTTAATACTTGTGTTAATCTCATCAGAACTCTTCCCATGTTACTCCCTGAGGATAATAATCCTGAAACAGTCAGTAAGAAGAATTCAGAAGATCATGCGTATGATGCTCTCCATTATGGGCTAAGGAGTCGCCCTATAACGGCACTAGACTTGGTAAATCAACAGCAATTTGCACAAGACCATGCACCTAAGATGGTAGATGCAATATTTGGATATTAGTATGACTAGTGGAATCTACAGAATCACCTGTGTAAAGAACGGTAAGAGTTACGTTGGGAGCTCCCAGGATATTCCCCGTAGATGGAAAGAACACAAGAATAGGTTGAGGGCAAATAGGCACATTAATCCTCACTTCCAGAATGCATGGAATAAATACGGCGAAGACTCCTTCGTTTTTTCTGTAGTAGAGAAGTGTGATAAGGATTGTCTTCTAGATAAGGAACAAGGTCATTTCGATACAGGCATCAAAGGTAAGATGTTTAATGCCTCCTTTATCGCAGGGCGTGTAGAGATGACTACGGAAGTCCGGGCCAAGATGTCCCAGAGTAGTACAGGGAAGAATAACTCCTCCGCTAAGTTGACAGAAAAAGATGTTTTAGCTATCAGAGAAGATACGAGAGAGCATAAAGACATATCCGAAGAGTATGCCGTTAGCCCCTCACACATTAAGAACATAATAGCGCGTAGAAAGTGGAAGCACATATAAAATGGTAGATGTATACGACGACGAAAACACTGCAGTTCTCGAAGGAGAACCTAAATCAGATGAGGAGCGCCGAGCTCTTACTGCACTTGCAGGGTCTGTCATCGATAAGTATGAAGCGGCCAAGCGCAACAGATTGGTTACTGAAACGCGATGGATGGACGCGCACGATGCTTTCCGAGGCATCTTCAAAGACTCCTTCACATCTACTGAGAAGAGTAAGGTTTTCATAAAGCTCACGAAGACGAAGACCCTAGCAGCACATGGGCAGATTACAGATATCCTGTTTGGTCAAGGGAAGATCCCTCTGCGAGTAGAGGCTACTGAGTCTCCTATGGGCATTGCAGATACTGTTACAATCACTGCAGAGCCTGCTCCAGAAGAGGAAGTCCCTGAGTTTAATCCAATAGGCTTCGAAGGTGATGGCAATGATCTTCAGCCCGGCGATACTATTGATTCTCGCACAAGTAGGATTGGGGAGGCTCTCAAGAAGAAGCTAGGCCTTATCCCTGAGGAGAATATCACAGAAGACCCTGCAGCTATCGGCCTTAAGAAGTCTCCTGCAGATGAGGCTGCAGATGCACTTAATGTGGAAATCCAAGATCAACTCACAGAGTCTAATGCACAGATTGAGCTCCGTAAGGCTATTCTACAAGCGGCTCAGCTAGGATCAGGCTGTATTAAAGGCCCCTTCATTATTGAGAAGGAATATCCTAATTGGACTACTGATGAAGAGGCCGGGGAAGACGCTCCCCGATCTTACACACCTGAATTTAAGATTGTGCCAGACTTGGAGTATCGCTCTATCTGGGATATCTACCCTGATCCTAATGCAACATGTGCTGACGATGCGGAGTATCTTGTAGATCGACACCTGATGTCTCGCTCCCAAATCCGTCTCCTTAAGAAGCAACCAGGATTTATTGCAGAGAAGATTGACGAGGCTCTTGATGGAGCGCCCTTCTATACGCCTCTATGGTGGGAGACCACTCTTAAAGAGGACTTGGAAGACCTCGGCAATAATAACCGCTATGAAGTGTTTGAGTACTGGGGTATTGAGGACAGAGAACTCCTAGAGGAAGAAGGCTTTGATATTCCTGAGGCTCTAGCTGACTCAGATGATGTCCAAGTTAATCTATGGATGGCAGATGGCGTAATTATTCGCATGGTAATCAACCCTTTCCGCCCTAAGAGAATCCCTTATATCATCTTCCCTCTTGAAGTAGACTTGTATAATATCTGGGGGGTAGGCATCCCTGAGAATATGGAAGACTCGCAGCGGATGGTTAATGGGTTTACTCGTATGGCTGTTGACAATGCCGTACTATCCGGTAACATAATGATTGAAGTTGATGAAAATAACCTTATGCCGGGGCAAGACATGGCAGTATATCCCGGTAAGGTTTGGCGCAGACGAGGCGGTGCTCCGGGCCAAGCTATCTTCTCGACTAGTTTCAAGAATATTACCCCAGAACTCATACAGCTAGTCGACAAGTTCACTGTCTTCGCTGATCAGTCCACGGGCATTCCCTCGTTTGCTCATGGGCAGACTGGCGTACAGGGCATCGGCAGAACTGCCTCAGGTATCTCTCAGCTTATGGGCGCAGCCTCTGTAACAATTAAAACTATCGTTAAGAACTTCGATGATTATCTCCTAGCTCCTCTAGGGATGGCACTCTTCGCGTTTAATATGCAGTATAATCGTAAGTTGGAAGTCCGTGGTGACCTTTCTATTAAGGCGATGGGTACTGACAGCCTAATCCAGAAGGAAGTACGAGCTAATCAGCTTATTCAGTTCTTCCAGATTGCACAGCAGTCTCCCTTCGTTAATCAAGGACAGATGATTAAGGAGATTGCCAAGACTCTGGATATCGAAGAAGAAAAGCTCCTAAATGATCCTGAGCTACAGCAGTTGATGCAGGCCTTGTCTGCTCAGAAGCAGGGTGGCGGAGAGATGGTCATGCCACAACAAGGAGTAACGGGAGGAGCAACACCTCCCGCAGCACCAGCGCAGCCGGGACAACAAGGCTTCTCCGGTACTCCTCAAGAGCAAGGCGGGGGGATGCCTCAACAGCAACAACCCATGCCTCCAGGAGTAGGGTAGTTTAGATGGTAGAATATGATGACTTACATGGTAAGATCGTTAAAGGGTCGTCAAAGCAATTCTTGAAGAATCTTCTAGGATACTATGACAGCCTTATTGAAAGTAAGATCAATACTCTAATAGATCACCCCCCTGTTGACAGTAATGAACTACATCAGGAAATGGGTTTTATTAAAGGGCTAAAGAGCTCGAAAGAGTATTTCGAAGGACTTATGAATGAAAAGTCCGATAAGTACGAATAAAACAGTCTTGTAATATACTTTTTACTTGACAATACATAGCAATCTCATATAACTAGCAAATTAAGTCGCTATTTCAGGGCACCCGTAAGGCCCCTACAGGAGGAAATAAATGAGCGAAGATACTAAACGATTCGACGACACGGCTGTTCTAGGTGGACTCTACTCTAATCCTGAATTGTCACCAGAGGCACTAGAACAAGAACTTAAAGATATTGAGGCCCTAGAGGCAGAGCAAGCGCAGACTCTTATTGATGCTGCAGATGCTGCCGCCCTAGCCTCCGAAGTTAAGGCTGATAATCCTCTAGCAGAGGCACAACAGCACGACTACGAGAAACGATACAAAGACCTTCAGCGATTTATGAGCAAGAAGGACAAGGAACATGAGGCACAATTAAGCGCCTTACGAGGGCAGCTAGAGGAGCAAGACGTAAGTCTCCCCAAGAGCGCCGAGGAGCTGCAAGCATTCCGGGATAACTACCCTGATATGTATGCGACAATTGAGACAGTTGCCTCTCTGAAGACTTCCGAGTCAGCCACTGAGCTATCTAACCGATTGGCTCTCGTAGAACGGCGGGAACAGGAAGTTGAGAAGAAAGATGCGCTTATCCTTGTGAAGAAGGCGCACGAAGATCTAGAAGATGTTGTAGGCTCTTCCGAGTTTACTGATTGGATCAATGCTAAGACAGAAGCAGGTTCCACTTGGGTGCGAGATGCAGCATTTGACTCAGTAACTGCACAACCAGTTATTGACGTAATTTCTCTCTATAAAAGAGAGAAGGGAATTGGGGAGCCTCGTAAAAGAGGTCGCCCTCGTAAAGATTCTGATCCTTCCGCAGGTGCCACTAAGGTGTCTACCGGAAAGTCGGAAGAACCTGGAGCAGGTCGTGAAACGGTCTACACCGAGGCAGATATTCAGAAGATGACCGATGAGGAATTTACTGAATTAGATGCTGCAGGTGCGTTTCGCGCTACTGTCTAGGTTCATAGACAAGCACGAAGTCCTAATACACCTTCCTAATAGCGCCCCGTAAGGACATCGCTACCATTAGAAAGCATTAGAAGTTACTGTTTGTTCTCTTGAGTAAGAAAAAAAGCACATATAGGAGATAACAATGGCTTTTCAAACTGCCGCCGGTTACGGCAATCTTCCTCAGGGTAATTTCACACCAACGATCTACTCTCGTCGCGCTCAGGTAGCATTCCGCACCAAAAGCGTTATTCAGAGTATCACCAATACGGAATAGTAAAATACTCCCTTCAGGCAGAGATGCCTGTCGAAAATCTAGTGAATTGCTGGGAAGCCTGAAACGGTAATCAGCAGCCAAGCCCGGAAACGGGAAGGTCCAGAGACTAAAAAGTACAATAAAATAAGTACAGCCCAGTGCTGAAATACTTACTCTTTTAGGCGACTATTATGAATAGAAAGAAACGAGGCATCCTTTATGGACTCGCCCTTGGTGATGGACACCTAAGCTACCGTCCCCAAAGAGGGAGCAACTGTGAGCTGATAGTAGGTCACTCTACTAAGCAGGCAGAGTATATCCATCACAAGGCAGACCTACTACTGAGTGTTACAGGTGGCTCTCGTGCCAATATCCGCCCCACTAAGACGTTCCTTAAATCCACAGGGAAGTCCTACAGAGGGCTCAGATTTAGCAAGACCCACAAGTATTTTAACCAGATGCACAGAGTACTTTACCCTAAAGGTAAAAAAGTGTATACGCGTAAAATACTAGACTTCCTGACAGAAGAGGGGCTAGCACTCTGGTTTATGGATGATGGTTCTATGAGATGTAATAGAAATAAAGAGGGAGAAGTTACCTCTCTTTTTGCAGATATTACTACGCACTGTTCTAAGGAAGAGCTTGAGATTATTCAAGAATACTTCAGGGAAGAGTGGGGCATAGATGTCAAGGCTTCCAAAAGCAAAGGGGCATGGAATGTAAGGTTTAACACTAAAGCCTGTCATCGCCTAGCCTCTTTTATTTGGCCGCATATGATTCCTTCTATGGAATATAAGTTACGACACCTAGAAGATTTTGTACTTCGCAAGAGCGCTAGACATCCTCACATGGACATGAAGGATGATGATATAGTCCAGCCTCAATGGAATAAGAACATTGAGAATTAAAAGTTAAATGCTTTTAAGATAATAATCGCGTATTTTGGTGAGATCAAGGATTAACTAGTAGTCCCCTTGCGAGGGAAACCTGTAAGGAAAATTTGGTGAATTGCTGGGAAGCCTGAGACGGTAATCAGCAGCCAAGCCCGGAAACGGGAAGGTTCAACGACCAAGAAGTACAATACTAATCGAGCATGCTTCATGCACTTAGCTCGCATCCAAAAGGAAAATAATGAACAGAAACCAACGAGGCATCCTCTACGGGATGGCTATTGGAGGTTCTTACCTTCGCCCTCGCAACAGGGATAGAGGTATAAATGTCTGCTTTCTGACAGAGCACTCAGTAGCCCAAAGCGAGTATATTAAGCATAAGCGAGATCTTATGCATAGTATCTGCGGGGGCAAGAGACCTGAGATTCACTACAGAGAGAGGCACGACAAAAGAACGGATAAAGTATATAAGAGCCTAAGCTACAGCAGGACTCTCCTTTACTTTAATCAAATAAGAAAAGTTCTTTACCCCGAAGGTACAAAAACGTATACTCGAAAGATGCTGAACTATCTGACCCCCCAAGGACTAGCTCTTTGGTACATGGATGATGGCTCCATCAGGGGGTATACGAGCAAGAAGACAGGGAATATTTCCAGTATTCAAATGTCCCTTGCTACTCATTGTTCTAAAGAAGAAGCAGAGATTATCCAAACTTACTTTAAGGAGGTTTGGGGAGTTGATGCCCGGATTCATAAGAGGAAGAGTAATGGTCATATCCATTACAATATCTGTATGAATACTAAGGCAGCACACCGCTATGCTTCTTTCATTTGGCCTTATATTATTCCCTCTATGGAATATAAAATGAGGTTCCTAGAAGACTTTGTACTTCACACGAGCGCCAAACCCCTGTCAAATGGGGATGATATGGTCTAATCTTAATGGAAATAAACATTAAGAATTAGGACTTAAATAGTCCTAAGGTAATAAAAACCCTTTATAATCAAAGGGTTATGTACGGTGATACCGTTAAGATCATTAAAGAACCTAGAGAAGCATTGGGTCCTGTTATAGTAATATAATAGTAAACATCTTGTGAATTGCTGGGAACCTGTAAAATGGTAATCAGCAGCCAAGCCCGGAAACGGGAAGGTTCAACGACTAGGTATATACTTAAACTCAAGTAGTAGCCCTCGTGGCCAACGAAAGGACGATAAAATTGAATAAGAGAGATAGGGGCATACTTTACGGCCTTGCTCTAGGAGACGGATGCTTGCATATAAGTAAGGACCAATCCCCTAAGACCGCTAGATTAGTTATAGGTCACGGACCTAAGCAGCTAGAATACTTAGAGGAGAAGAAAAGACTTCTGCATTCTACCCTAGGGGGCAAACCTCCTTCCTTGTATACTTACAGGTCAAAAAATAAGAAGACAGGTAAGGTCTATACAAATCATCAGCTCTACAAGAATCATAAGTATTTTAGGCAGATGCACAGAGTACTTTATAGTACGGGCAAGAAGAAGATAACTGAGAAGGTCCTAGGATATTTGACGGACTACAGTTTAGCTCTTCTTTTCATGGATGATGGGTCAGGAAAGGTCTTGAAGAATAAGGTAGGGATACCCACTTCAGCGACTACGAGGATAGCCACTTACTGCACAGAGGAAGAAGCCCTTCTCTGGAGAAAGTGGTTTGAGGACAAGTACTCTATATCCCCTAAGTTTGATGTGGACAAGAGATCACTACCCCTAGGATACTCCCTTAGATTCAATACAACAGCCTCGAAAGAGCTTGTGTCAATTATCGCCCCCTATATAGTGCCTTGCTTAAAGTACAAGATACAGCACATAGATAAGTATATGCCCAAGAGCGCAAGACACCCTTCAGGGGTGAAGATATAGTCTAATCTTTGTGGAAACGCAAAGGAAGGTGTAATTAAAAAGACCTTCGTAATACTAAGGATGTTTCAGTAAGCCCGTACGCTCGTGGTACGCAGGTTACTGCTCAGGATCTTGATGATGATGAAATTACACTGACAGTCGATCAAGCGAACTTCTTTGCATTCAAAGTGGATGACATTGAAGCTAAACATGCCCATAACAATTGGACCCAGATGGCGTCTAGTCGTGCAGGCTACAAACTAGCAAATGGCATGGATACTAACATCCTTGCTTATATTGACTCCCAAATCCCTGCTGCTAATCAGCTAGGTACGGAAGCTTCTCAGGCCACTATCGCTAATTCTGGTAGCCCTGATTATACTCCACTGAGTATTCTGAATCGTTGTAAGCGTTTGCTCGACGAAGCAGATGTTCCTGAAGAAGGCCGTTGGTTCGTAGCCGATCCATTCTTCTGGGAGCTGATTGGTGATGAAGACAGTAACCTCCTGAGCGCGGACTATGCTGAAAAAGGCATCTTGCGTAACGGTCGTGTTGCAGATGGTAACATCCGTGGCTTCAACGTCTTCATGTCCAACAACTTGGGCACCGTAGGTACGGGCTCTACCGCAACTTCTGGTACTAATGGCACTTGGTTGCTGGCTGGTCATATTTCTGCTGTAGCTTCTGCTGAGCAGATCAATAAGACCGAAACTTATCGTGACCCAGACAGCTTTGCTGATGTCGTCCGAGGTTTGCATGTGTTTGGTCGTAAGGCCCTTCGCACCGAAGCTCTCGTTGGCGCAAACTGGCGCACGGCGTAGGAAAGGATAGTATACTATGGCTACAACTAATGACCTTACGCCTTCTGGCGAAGTAACCACTGCTGGTTCCTTCCCAGGTCGTCGTGGCACTAATGGTTTCGTGGTTCTGAAGCGTCGAGTAACTGCCGCAGAATGCGTAGCTGCCACTGGCACTGCGTTGATTGCTGCTGATACTTTTCAGATCATCAACCTTCCTGCCTACCATTATGTCCTTGCTGGCATCGTAGATTTTACGACTGCTGACACGGGCACTACCCTCACTGTTGATCTAGGTATTGCCGCTGGTGATACTTTGCTAGATGGTGGCGATGGTACTACGGCAGGTATCCCTGTTGTTGGTACGAATGGTAATTTGGCAGCTAGTGCTTTTGTTAGTGCTACTGCAGATACGATTGATCTAACGATCAAGACTATCTCGGCTGCTAATGATGACTGGGTTGCTGAAGTCTCGGTAATTTGTGCTGATATTAGTGCAGACTACCACCCAGACTCTGCGTAACTGACGTAACATAGGTATTGAGGGAGGATGGCACAAACGCTGTCCCCCTCGTACTTACCTTATGAATGCTAAGGGATATCCATAAACGTATCCACTATTATCCATAAGGTAAACATATCTGACATTCATGTCTACATCATAAACATAAAGGAAGGACCCTCTAGAAATGGGCAGTACATACTTATCCCTAACTAATAAAGTCCTCCGCCGCTTGAATGAAGTAGAGCTTACTTCAGGAACATTCGCCTCTGCTTCTGGCTTCCATGCCGTAGCAAAGGACTCTGTCGTAGATGCTATTGGAGACATCCAACAAGCAGAGATAGAGTGGCCTTTCAATCACTCCACAGATACTATTACCTTAGCTACAGATGGCACTACTGAATATGCTTTGGCGGCAGACGCTCAAGCTATTGATTGGGAGTCCTTCCATATGACTAAGGAAGTCCCTACTTCTGATGTAGAGGAAAAGTATCTCTCCCTCCTCCCTTATGACGAATACCTAAAGTATGGACTTAGAGCTAAGAACGCTAACTATGACTCTACTGGTGCAGGCAAGCCTGACTTCGTTGTCCCCTCTCAGAACTATAAAGCGATATTCTACCCCGGATACTCTGACGCTGCATATACTGTGGATTACGAGTATTGGGGTATTCCTACGGAAGTATCCGCCCATGACGATACTACCACTATCCCTTCCAGGTTCGATTACATAATCGTCCAACGAGCTTTATGGGCTTGTTATATGTTCCATGATAATGACCAGCAGGCTACTATCGCCCGATCAGCGTGGCAAGAAGGTCTCCTACACATGAGGACTCTCCTTATTAATAAGACTGAGAGAGTATTCGATATGAGAGATGCTGGAAGGTCTTCTTCCACTAATGTACTAAGAGTCAGCTAAATGCCTAGCTTACAGAAGATAAAGAATATAGAAGCCTCTGGAGGAATCATTGAGTCCACCACCTTGTTAAGTCAAGGAGAGAGGGCTCCGGGAACTCTCATTGCAGGGCAGAACATTGAAGGCGCTGTAGGACGAGGCTACCGGAGAATTAACGGCTCTGAGAAGTACTCAGCTACGGCCCTTACAGGTACAGGAGCTGTGCTAGGCACCTTCCCTTTTAACTCAGGTGTTGTAGGTTGCCGTGAAGGCAATGTGGAGTTTGGTACAGGCACTACTTGGACCTCTATTGTTACAGGACGAACGGCTGCTAAATATAGAGCTGCAAGATACCACTGGGTGCAAGATTCTATCGTGTTGGTTAATGGAACTGACTACCCTATCAGGTATCAAGCAGATACGACTTACACAGAATTAACAGATGCTCCTCAAGGAGCTTTCGCAGTGGCTCCCTTTAAGCGGCATATGTGCTTCCTAAAAGGAACTAGCCTGTTTATCTCTTCTGCGGGGGACGAGACTGATTTCACCCTAGCTGCTACAGAGATTAACGTAGGGTTTACAATAAATCAGTTAGCAGTATGGCGTGAAGCCCTTTATGTATTCGGCCCTAATAATATTGTTAAACTTATAGGGTCTAACCAAACTGACTGGGAGCTAGTTCCTGTAACAGGCCGCATAGGCTGCATCGCCCCAGACACTGTACAAGAAGTCGGTAGTGACATCTTCTTCCTCGCACAGGATGGTATGCGCTCTCTGGCTGGTACAGATAAGATCGGGGATATTGACCTTGATACTACTACCCGAGGTATTGAAGCCAGGATTAATGAAGTTGTTGAAGCAGTAGGAACGGATGAAATATCTTCCATCGTAATCCCCTCCAAGTCCCAGTATAGGATCTTTTGGGATTCTTCTGCAACTTCTGCTGAAGTCTCTAAAGGACTCCTAGGGCATCTTACTGCAGAGTCTCTCCAGCTTCCTGAACTACAGACGGAATGGGAATGGTTTGACCTGAGAGGCTTCAAGGTAGCTTGTTCTGATTGGGACTATGATGGGATTAATGAAGTTGTAGTTTATGGGGGCTTCGATGGCTATGTCTATGAGTTTGAACAAGGCATCACTGTTGATGGAACAGCTCTAACATCTACAATGACATTTCCTCAATGGTATTATGGAGAGACAGAGCGCAGGAAAGTCCTCCATAGTATTAAAGTCTATTTACGGCTTGAGCAGGGTGCTGATATAACTCTCTCAAACTCTCTTGACCTTGACGCACTCGGTATTCCACAGCCCCCTTCCATTAACTTAGGGGATTACTTATCAGCAGCACCCTCAGTTTGGGGAGATGGATCTACATGGGGGGATGGGTCTACATGGGCACAATCTGCCTACGATCAGACAGTAGAAGTTAATCTCATTGGCTCCTGCTTCTTTCACGCTATAACCCTCACGAGTTCAGGGGTAACAGACTCCCCTTACATCGTGGATGGCTTTACAGTACAATATACACCTAAAGGACTACAATAATGGCTGGATACACACGGCAAGAAGCGGCTAACATCGTTACAGCTAATGCTATCGAAGCTTCTCAGATTAATAATGAGCTCAACGCTATTGATGCTGCCTTCCACGCTACTACAGGGCATCAGCATGATGGGACTACAGGGGATGCTCCTAAAGTCGTCCTAACGACTTCTGTATCGGGTACTCTCCCTATAGCTAATGGCGGCACTGCAGCAACTACTGCTGCCGCTGCCAGAACCGCTTTGGGTGTTGCTATTGGAAGTGACGTACAGGCTTATGATTCAGGTCTTACAGACATCTTGGCGTTAACGCCTACAGACAGTAACTTCATAGTAGGTAATGGCTCTACTTGGGTAGCTGAGACAGGGGCTACTGTTAGAACTTCCTTGGGCGTTCCAAGTACTGCTGAAGCTCTCCTCGTGGCTAACAATCTGAGTGATATTGGTACAGCCGCTACTGCACGAACTAATTTAGGGTTGGCTATTGGAACGGATGTTCAGGCCTATCATGATAAACTAGCAGACATCTCAGGATTGTCCCCTTCTTCAGGAGAGTTCATTAAGTGGGACGGGGCTAATTTCATAGCGTCTACCTCAGGCATCGGCACAGGAGACCTCCTTGCTGCTAATAACCTTTCTGATGTTGCCGCAGCAGCCACTGCTAGAACTAACCTAGGTCTTGCTATCGGAACCGATGTTCAAGCTTATGATGCTCAACTCGCAGATATCGCTGCATTAGCTGTCACTGATAGTAACTTCATAGTTGGTAATGGTAGTACTTGGGTAGCTGAATCCGGAGCCACCGCAAGGACTTCTTTAGGTGTTCCGGGGTTGCCTGATGATAATTCTTGGACAGGCGCACATGATTGGTCTGTCCCTAGTTCTGAGACAGGGTTGACAGTAGACCTTACTGGAACGACTAGTCCTACAGGAGTTAAGCTTACTTACTCAGGATCTGCTACAGAAATGCAACCGATTCGTATAGAACACACGACAGGGGCTGCATACAGTCAAGGTAATGGGCAAGAAGGTGCTATAACAATCACCTCAGATGAAGCAGGAGCTAATTGGCTAGGTTCGTCTACAGCAGGTATAACTTGCCACTGGGATGGGGCGAGTCCCGCAGATAGCGATACTTTTCAAATCCTAAGAGTAACAGAGGGGGCAGGAGCAGCCCATCATGTCTATGGGCGTATAGACTACCTAATGTCGGATGTCACTAACGCCACTGAGGACGGTTACTGGCGTTTTGCCTCTACTGTTGCTGGGACAATAGACACTGACGCTATGAAGATCGGCGCAGGCGTAACTCTAGGAGCTCCTACAGGGGGTTTCCAAGGAGCAGGTACTCTGAATGCTCTTGGTGTCTATGACGATAGTGTCCTCTTAACAGATTTCGTGGCAGATGCTTACAATGGCGAACTCGATGAGTCTCGCCTGAAGTTCTACGACAGTATCTGGCATGGTAATACGAATAATCCTGCCCGAGACTTCTCAGACAGAGCCCAGGAGAGTCTTGATATGAAGACTTTCACAGATACTTTCGTAGAAACCGGGAGCCTACCTGCTATGCCTACTCGTGAAGAATGGCTCCAGAATAAATACAGCGTAGGTGAATTAGTAAACTCCCTCTGGGAGACTGTGGAAGTACTCACCTTGCACATCAAGACTCTTAATGAGAGGACTGCCTAATGGTTACCACGCCAAACTATGACGCTATTAATGCAGATCGTGCTGCCAAAGGTTGGGCTCCTTTAACTCAGACCGATATTAATGCGAGAGATGCTGATAATCTGACAGTTAATCCTAATATAGGAACGCAGGCAGTCGCTCCTACAGCTACAGGTGTGCTGCTTCCTGAGTCTGATAGTGATAACCTCAACGATGTTCTTAAAGCTCTCTACGAAAATCCTCCTGAGAAGCGGTCAGAGGCCCTCACCCAATTCACTCCTGCACAACAGGCACTAGTACAAGGAGCTTCCCAAGAAGATATTACACAATTCCAAGGGCAGCAACAGATGATGGCTTCCAGAGCTGTTGCCAATGCTCCTGCAGGGACTAACTTCCTTGGGCAACTCCCTCAGGCTACTCTGCAAGCTATCCAGGATCAGGCTATAGCCAATGGCTCCATTGATACTACTGGTGGCGTAACTAATGATGTTATCCAGCAGCAGACTAATCAGAATCTAGAGGCATATACTGCGGAGATGTACGGCCCCGGCACTAATAATACCTTCGATGGGTCTGACTTCATGGGGGGAGTAGTTAATCAGTCTACACTAGATGCTATCCAGGCTAATCTCTCTGCTGTATACGGCGGCACAGGGGCTAGTGCAGGGAATCTGACAGTAGGGGGCCAGACACCTCTCCCCACCACTACTCCCACCACTACTCCAGCACCTACAACGGGAACGGGGACTACTACGCCAACTGTAGGATCTCAAGAAGCTATAGACCTTAACGCCGCTAATATGACTAATCCTACGCTTCCCTCCGGAGCAGAGTTCACAGCTACTCAGCAAACAATGCAGCCCGATGAGGCTATCCAAGGAACTACCCTAGACCCTAATTCACCTACTATTACAGCTCCTACTCCTACAGCCCCTGTGCAAGGTGAAACCCCACAGATGGTTGCTGAGCAGATTGGGAATGCAACTCCTCAAGCTACTGCTGCACAAGGGCAGGTAAGTGCTCCTGCAGTGGCTGCACAAGGCACTGGGCCAGCTCCTATTGATGCTGCTCAAGGGACAATTCCTGATGCGGCTGTTGCAGGTGCTGCACAGGTAGCCCCAGTAGCTGACGCACAAGCTGCACAAGGTACTGGAGTAGCTACTGCAATCGCTGCACAAGGTACGGAAGTAGCTGATGTAACCGCAGCACAGGGAGCTATGCCCGTAGATGCTGTAGCAGAACAGGCAGTACTGACACCTGAGTCTATTGCCAATGTCCCTATGGGAGGACTAAGCCCTGACTCTATCATAACTGCTGCACAAACAAACTTAACACCTGAAATGCAAATCACTGCTGCACAAGCGCAGATGACTCCAGAGCAACTCGTTCAAGCTATAGAGTTCCAGGCCACAGCAGCTTTCGATAATGCGGTTGAGTCTGCCAAGTCTGATGCAATCAACTTCCCTGTAGACCCCAGAGCTACTGTCCGAGAACAGTACACTCAGCTTACGGATTTTGCTCCCGGAGAGATTCCTAATTGGGCTAAGGGAGCTATCACTTCAGCTAATCAGCAGATGGCTGCCCGAGGGCTGACTTCGTCTACTATCGCAGGTGGTGCAACTACTGCAGCCGTCTTGCAAGCAGCTCTCCCTATTGCTTCCCAAGATGCTAAGATGTTTGAGACTATGAGCCTTAAGAAGTTTGATGCTCATCAGTCTGCTACTATCCTCAAAGCTTCTCATATTGCAGGCTTGGATACTCAAACAAATAACTTCAAGATGCAAGCAGGGCTTCAGAACGCACAGACAGCCCTTCAGATCAATATGGCTAACTTGAATGCTGACCAGCAATCTCGTGTAGAGAACGCTCGTAATCTCATTAATGTAGCCATGTCAAATACAGGCAATCGGCAACAGTCAGCTATGGCTAACGCAGCAGCTAACTTGCAGATGGACCTTACTAACTTGGATAATCAAACCAAGGCAGTAATGCAGAATGCTTTGTCAGCCCTTAATGTCACGATGGCTAATTTAGCTAATCGACAGCAGACAACTATGGCTAATGCCCAAGCGTCTAACACAATGGGACTGGCTAATCTCTCTAATCAGCAACAGGCCGCAGTTAATAATGCAGCCTCTCGTAACAACCTGAACCTAGCTAATCTAAGTAATGAGCAACAGGCAGGCCTCTTTAATGCCCAAGCTCTTAATACGATGGACTTGAGCAATCTGGACAGGGAACAGCAGACGGCTTTAGTTAATACAGCCAACGAGCTTCAGATTGCTATGACTGACGCTGCCAATCAGCAGCAGGCTGGACTATTCAACGCACAAACAGCAGGCCAGTTTGGGTTGCAGAACTTGTCTAATCGTCAGCAGACAGCAATGTTTAATGGCGAAGTTGCTTCTAATTACGGTATGGCTAATCTGAATAATCGCCAGCAAGCTAGTATGATGAATGCTCAGTCGTTCTTGCAGATGGATATGTCCAATCTAACGAATGCACAGCAGACAGCCGTTGTGAATGCTCAGGCAAGATTACAGACGATGATGTCAGATACTGCCGCCGCTAATGCTGCAGCACAGATGAATATCACTAATCAAGTCCAGCTAGATCAGTTTTATGCACAGATGGCTGCTAACATGGATCAGTTTGTAGCTACACAGCAAATGGATGCAGCTACTTTCAGTGCTACTATGGCAAATCAACGGGAACAGTTTGATGTTGAGAATGCTATTCAGATTGAACAGGCTAATGTGAACTATCTGAGAGGGATTAATACAGCCAATAATGAGTTAATCAATCAGCAGAACCTTCGTAATTCTACTGCCTTGTTGAACATCAGTAATACTGCTATTGGTAATGCTATTCAACTCTTCAGGGATGATGCAAGTTACACCCATGATGCTAATAAGAACGCCCTTGGGAGGGCCAATACTTTAGCTATTGCAAAACTTAATGCAGCTACTAACTTAACTCTGGCAGATAAGCAGCAGCAGTTCTCTGCAGGGTCTTCTATCGGCGGGTTGTTATCTGGCATAGGTGGTGTCGTAGACTCTATTGGCGGTCTCTTCAATGGTGGCGGAGGCGGGGGTACTTCAGGAGGTTCCTTCCTAGATACTGGAGGGTTTGCAGTGAATGACCCCATTGATTTCGGCATGGGAAGTAATCCTTACGGCAGTGGCGGGTACGGCCAAAGCAGCATTAGTGATTCGTTTGATTTTTAACTAAGAAGGGGAGAACATAAAATGGCTTTAATAACATCCGCAGTAGTAGGTACCGTGGCAGGGGTTGCAGGCACTATTAAAGGTGCCAGTACTCAGAATAAAGCTATGAAGAACCAACAAGCAGCTCTAGCACAACAAAAGAAAAAGGACGACTTGGAACGTGCTGCAGCAACTCTATCAGACCCTATGTCAGGGGCTTTTGGAGGTGACGGCGGAGGAACTAGCGAAAGAAGCTCAGGTGGTGGAGAGACTTTAATAGCAGAAGCCCCAGAGTACTTCCCAGGAGGAGGCACATCACTTCTGGAAGACCTTATGAAAGATGCGGAGTCAAAGTTCTCGTTCGACCCAACGGATAGGTAACTAACCTACTCGTATTTGTAATACGCGAAAGTTATATCATAGAGGAGGAAAATATGATACGATACGCGACTGAAGAGGACATCCCTAGGTTACTAGACTTAGGAGAAGAATTTGCATCTACCTTAGAGAGACTCCCGAAGGGGACTTCATTCTCTAGAGAAGATGTTGAGAAAGTAGTTAGGCACTTAATTAACTCAGATGGCTCTTGTATCCTAGTTTACGAGAAAGATGATATAATCATAGGTATCCTCGGAGGGGAACTCTTACCGTTATACTTCTGCCCTCAAGCTAAGAATGCTATGGAGCACTTCTTCTTTGTCACTGAGAAAGCTCGTAGCGAAGGCGCAGGAGACAAGCTCATGGAGGCTTTCATTTATTGGGGCAAGGAAATGGGTGCAGTAAGTGTCATAATGGTCTCTATGAATGTTTCCACAACAACTCACTCTAAAGAGGTCTTCGAGAAGCATGGCTTCAAAGACTTCGAGACAGCATATAAAAAGGACTTCTAATGGCTGGTAGCGTACTATCAATAGCAAATACCGTAGGCACTGTAGCTAAGGCAGGAAGTGCTGTAGCAGGCCTCTTTGGAGGGGGTGGCGGCAGTAAGCAAGGTGGTGCTGGCAGCAGCCCCAGTCTGCGTGGCTTTAATATGTCTGTAGGCGATTCCAGCAGCAGTAGCCATAGCAGCGCACGAGGTTCTAGTACTTCAATAGCTGCTGCTCCAAAGACAAGCATCAAGAGTAACTCCTCTAAAATAGATGCAGCTATGACTGCAGGGCAACTGATGAATGCAGCCAGTAAATCTTTCAGCCCCAATTCCCTAACCAATAAAGAAATAGAAAGACTATTCGGAGTAATATTATAATGGACGACCTAGGAATGCTTACGGGCACTAACTCAGCAAATGCTGATACTGACAAAATGGATGCAATGTTGCATAATGGGGCCCTGCCCGGAGAGGCCCTAACAAAGGCCCCAGGCCGTATGCCTTATGATCGGCCTGCCAGAGAGTCTGACCCTAAGCGTATCCTAGACAAGGTCTTCAATGCTGTTATGCAGCCCAAGCTTGCTGCAAGATTCCTTGGGATGATGAAAGCCAAGATACCTCTGGATATAGTTTCGGCATCACTTGTACAGTTTATGGCGCAAGAAGGCCATATTCCTATCACAGCTCTTCCTCTAGTGCTCCCCCCAATCACTGTTATGCTCTTCCGGATGTCTGAAGCAGCAGGTATCGACCCAGTAATCAGCAGTGATAATAAAGAGCTTGAAGTTGAAGATATTGACATCGCTATTGCTAAAATGATTAATAAGAATGACTTGCAGAAGGCTATTGATGCTAATGCCAAGTCACAGCCTGACTTAAAAGGACTAGAGAGTACTGATAAAGGTATGGCTCTATTGCAAGAACCAGAAGGACTACTATAATGGGATCATTTGGATTAGGACTCTTGCATGGACTTGGGCAGGGCTTTGCAGCTAAGGCAGAGCGTGAGCATGAGCTAGAGAAGACCAGAGAACAAGAAGAGTATCGTATGCGGCTTCAAGATGAGTCTGCTCGGAGGACTGCTCAAGTTCAAGAGGCTAAGGCCCTTGAGGCGGCTACTCGGAAGAAGGCAACCCTTGTATCTTCTCAGCGAGATGTGGCTTCTAATATTATCTCTCAGAACCCTCTCCTGGGAGAAGGGGAAGAGGGCCTTACTGATGCAGGTAAGAGATCCTTAAGAGATACTATTGTAGGGGATATCTTCGGAGTAGACGGCAAAAGGAACTCAGCCTTTGACACAGATGCTAAGGTAAATGCTCACATATCAAAAAACATAGATAGGTACTTGGGGAAAGGGTACATTGATAGGTACAATAACACTAAAGCCACGGAAGCCTCTCAGGATGCTTATGATGACTTTGCAGCCTTCGCCAATAGTTCTGGGAGAAGTATTCCTTCATACATTACAGGCCCTGAGAGCTTTGGGTTTTCTGGTAATCCTAATAGCAAGTGGTCGGTAAAGTCGTCGGCTGACGTAGGGAAGGACCCGACTAAGATAAGAATGGCAGCTAATGCTATTCACAAGGAGAGCCACTTAAACGACAATTACATCTCGGAGAGCTTTGCTATGCTAGTTGCAACGCAGGGCCTCTCCATGCTGCCTGTACACGAAAACCCTGACGACAAATCCTCTCCAATCATCGGGAACATCCTTGTAACTGTTGCTAATGACCCTTCTGTGGATGGGGTACGTAATACAATTATGAGGTCTTATTTCAATCCTGAAGCGTATGTAACGCTTCCTTCTAATAAAGCAGGGGAGACTCCTGAGAAGGGGGAGTCTATCTCTAGTAAGCTTCAGAATAGAGGAGCGAGGATGTCTCCTGTACGAGGTGACCCTAACAGGTATACAGAGCCGCCCGTAGTAGACTCCGTAGAAGAGGCTGTAGAGGTCCTAGGCTCTCAGATGATTAGTATTGAGGCAGGTAACGCAGCAGCAGATCGACAAGCTGAGCAAGTTACCCAAGACAAAAGGGCTGCCGTAGAGGCCCCCGGGGAGCCTGTTGAGTATACTCCCAAGAAGCCCGGTGGTCCTCCTCTCCGGTCAGCTGTTGAAGAACTTCCCGGTGAGACTTTCGAGGAGTTCGTTAATACTTATGAAGTCCCTGCCTCCGTATCTACTCCTGCCGTTGAGGCTGTTGCGGTTAAAAAGCCTATAAGTGCAGCACAGATCTTTGAGGAGTATGGAAAGAAGTCCTTGGAAGTTAAAAAGACTGATTACTACCATGAGCTAGGCCCTAAGGGACGGAAGGAGATTAGTCAAGGGTTAAAAGGCGCAGCCTTAGGGCTCAGTAATATTTGGAAAATCGGCATAAATAACAACAGGGCTCCTCTCCAGAACCTTATGGGGGCTACAGGGGAGGCTAAGGATCTCTTGACAACTATAACGTCTTACGGAAATGTTCCCTTCAGGCTTCTCGGAGGGGGCCTGGACGATGCCACTATTGATAAATGGTGGGATGCGTCAGACAGGCAGAGAGTTCAAGCCGATTATGCGACACTCGTAGAGAACTTCCTGACATACTTGAAGCCCTTAGTGGACGCAGGGAGAATTCCCGCATCCTTCTATGACGATGCCAAAAAGGCTATGGGGGAGAACCCCCAGACCGCCACCGCCTACCTTACCTCAGTACGCCGTATGGAGGATCATCTAAAGCATACTGTGATGCAACTTCATGTAGATCTAGCACTCTCCCGAGGAGAGGACTTAGAGTGGGCTACGTCTGAAATGGCAGCATTCTATACTAGACTATTGGCAGGTAATGACGAAGATTACCAGAAGGCGATTTATGCAGATGTCAGAGAGCTGGTGAAGATTGACATGAACAAACCCGGAAGCTTTTTTGTAGATAGGACCCGACAATAATGAGTACTTTACTAAGCCCCCCTCCTGAAGAGGACGAAGAGAATAATATCCTTGAGGAAGAAGAGTATACTTCTCAGGTAACTCCTGCTATGCTTGCCTCAAAGCCTTCAGGGAAGTCTGCCGGGTCATATCACGAGCTCCTCAAGGAGCAGGGGCATACCGAGGCCGATGTCCCGCCAGTATCTTCCTTTCTTCCTGGGGTTTTGATTAGTCCCCCCATAGGGGAGCTGTATCACATGGGGCCCCCCAGTCCATACCTCTTAGAAAATCCTTTTATCCAAAAGCATGGGAAGGAAGTAGCAGAAGCCAACAAGACTAGGGCAATTAATAAGGAATTTATCTCAACATCCATAGGGGATCTCCCTGCTGACGAGCCTCTTGTAGGTCCCGGTGACAGAGCCTTACTGGCGCTTGCTGATTCCCAAGACCAGACAGTTATAGACACTTACCGTAAGATGAAACCACAAGGGGACATCTGGAAGATTAAAGGGGAGTGGATGGGGTACCGTGACCTATTAGACCTAGACGAGGTTGGTATTCCCCGGATGTTCAAAGTAGACCCTGACAGCATAGAGATTGGTGACTTAGTAGACGCACCTCTCCTCCCTGCTGAATTAATGATAGAGGGGTTAGCCTTGTGGGGTATTGCGTCATCAGGGGGCACTGCCACCATCCCAGCTACGGCAGCTAAGAGCGCACTTAAGCGGAGGCTTGGTGCTGCTGCATCCACAGGAGTACTCGCTGCTACCTCTAATGCAATCGCGCAGGCGGGGGGCGAGGGAGTCCTCTTTGGTTACTTAGGAGATGACTACCGAGTCAAGCCCCTTGATGAGGCTCTCGTGGAGATGGCTATCGCAGGGGGGTTCGGTACAGGCATGGGTGCGCTTTGGCCTTCTATGGGCCTAGACCCTTTCAAGGCAATGGTGCAGACTGCTAAGAATACCCCTTCCGCATCCTCCCTCATCGACGGAGCCCCTGGAAAGAGCGGCCTTGCAGGTAAAGGCAAGGAGGTATTAAAAGGGGCGCTCGATCCTTCTCCAGAAGGGAAGCTCGCACAGTCTGCCCAAGTTGAAATGGGGTGGAATCCTTTACTAGCGGCACAATTAACACATCACACTTTCCTAGATAAGATACTAGGATACTCTTCGCAGTTCGATAACGGCTTCAAGGGTATTCTCCACGGCCAGACGGAAGGCCCTGTTAAGTGGTTCAGGGAACAATTTGCAGCAGGAGAGCTTAGTGGACCTGCACTGGCTAAAGCCCTTAATGAAAAGGTGCATGGCTGGGGCAGCAACATCCTAGGGGTCTTGGAGAAGCAGAATAAGACAATCCTATCAGACATAAATTATTCTAGTATCTCCGCCAGAGATGCCTCAGACCAAGTTGAGAGGGTCATACAATACCATTCTAATACCTTGCAGGAGGCAGTATCCTTGATGTATCAAAGCATACCCGGCCTTAAGACAGCAGGGTTCAGGGTGCACCGTGTAAAAGCTAAAGCAGAGGAGATTCTAGATGAGCTATCTCCACGAGATGTTGATGTCGAGCTATACCGGACAGATTCCTCGGGCGCTCGCATATTAAATGATGCAGGGGAGCCCATTATTGATGAGGTTAACTACCTAGCACTACTTACCGAGCTTCATGGCCCCTCTACTGCTGACCGCCTAATTCAGGCCAAAGACTTTGCAACAACATGGGCGAATATGAAGACCTCAGAACTGTCCTATGCACAGCTTCGGGATACGAGAGATATGCTTTTCAATCTCTTCCATAACCCTGCACTGGATAGGGGCGATGAGGCCACAAGGCACTTCGCAGCACTGTACAAAGAGATTGGAGAGACCCTCTCTGAGAAAGATGCTAAGGGGCTTCTTGTCAACCTCAATGAGTCCGTACCTCCCAGGACCGTTAAGCATATCGGGAGGATTAATGACCTAACCTCTAGTCGGTTCCATCTAATGGAGGATGCCTTTGTAAGAAGAGCTCTCCATAGTAGTAAACGTGAGTCTGCCGAAGACTTTGAGCAGGTATTTAGGGAGTTCCGCAGGGGGGATCGTTCTAAGAGCTTGGAGGTTTTTGGGAAGATAGAGGAAAATACTGCGGATATTATGAAATATGTTTCAGAGATCCCTGAAGAACTCCTCCCTAGTCCTGCCGCTGCCAAAATACTAGTAGCAAGTCACGAAAATCTCATAGGAGAGGGGGGCGTAAAGGCCGCTGTTAGAGATAATATCATCACCCAAGTAATGGATGATCTGTTCTTGTACAGGAAAGGCCCTGAGGCCCTAGAAGAGCTACTGGGGGCGGATATGCGTAACACCTTGGAGGCCGTGGGAATTACTTCTAAAGATCTTAATCAGTGGAGGGCCGTAGCTAGGCGGAACGATAATCGCGCCCCTATCTATGATGTGCTTGAGTCTGAGGCAGATCAAGTAAGTAAGGTGCGTACACTGTTCCGAGGGATAGAGGATGACCCTACAGGCAATACTGTGATGATCCTCAGCAGGGCGATAGATGAAGCTCCTGAGCTAGGGGAGCAAATCTACGGTGTCCTTATGAAGGATATCTATAAAAGGACGGTAAGGAAAGTCTCTAGGGGGAGTAAGGGCCTCCAAGATATATTCGATGGGGCTGCACTTCAAAAAGAAATAGACGCTCTTAAAGAGAGCCCTATCTACGAGCAGGTGTTTACTGAGCAGCAAAAGAAAGGTATCGAGAATACCATAAATTATGTAAACATCCTTAACAGGTCTTCAGATGTAGGTGCCAAGCTGGCGGGGGCCGAGGTTGCGGCAGGGGCTGTGAAAGCCCTCCCAGATCCCGGCAAGTTCCTGTCGGCGGTCCTGCCTATCGTTAAGGCCAGTAAGCTGTCTGCACTCCTGACAAGTAAGTGGTTCAACAGGTTCCTAGTAGGGACAGGGGGGGCTGAGGAGCAGCTAGAGCAGGCCGCTAAAGTTCCCTTCAAGCCCACTTACCCTCAGAATGCAATGAGGGCTTCAACTCTCCACGAGTCCCTTAAAGGGGACGGGAGTGAAGGCGTTACGCCCACTGTGACTGAGTTTGACCTATTCTACAGGAGTGTAACGGGAGAGACCAGTCCTAAAATAGCTATGAGGGTTATTGATGATCTCATAAAATCAACCCCTGTAAGAAAAGGGGAGCGCCTGCAGGTTCTTAAAGACCTTCGGAAGTTCCATGAAACAGGGGCCCCTATAGTCAAGGACTCCTCGGGTGCATCACGAGTACGGACAGATACTCCTTCAGACTTTGAGGTAGACTTGTTCATGCATGAAAGAGATACTCCAGCGGAGCCTTCATTCCTTCAACGCATGGAGGCAGAGAGTATGCCAGACCCTCAAGAGCCCATAAACAATAACTACATCATCAACACAGGAGCACCATAGCAGTATGCCTTATTTAACTGTACCAGATACTGATGAGAATGGTAATAGAATTACTTACGCTCAAGCTGTGGAACTAGCTAAGAGAAACCCAGAGAAGTATACTTCTTATGAGTCTTATAGTAGTGCTGCAGAAGGGGTTACTGCGCTAGAAGACTCAGCAGGAGGCAGGGAAGTTCTCACTAAGCCTAATCTATTCGATGATCTTGTAGATCGTTCGCAGCAGACACCTGATGCAGGGGGCTCTAGAAGTACTCTCCCTGTTAACCCTCCTACAGCTCCTATGACAGATGCAGATAGGCAAGCATCTATGTTAGGTACTCCCCCAGTTCCCCAGGAAGATCCTATCTCAAGGGCTCCTGAAGCTATGCCTTCTTCGTCTACTCCTGCAGGTGCTCCCTTGTTTAGCGGTGATAAGTTCGCTGGGGATGCTACTGCTGCAGGCGACACTACGGGAGGTATTGGAGAAGCTGTTGAAGCACAGAATGCTGCAGCTACTGCTAATCCTGCATTTATGAGTATACCGGGACTTGAACAGTATTCTTCAAGTCCTCAAGAGACCCTTCCGGAGTCCCCTGCAATTTCCCCCAGTATGAGCGTTCCTCCCGTTGATGCTGCTGCAGAGATTCCGGAAGGACCTTCTTTAGAGGAAATGGAGAGTTCCTTTCAAGGAGATGAGGCAGATGCTAATAAGATAGCTGATGAGTATCTGGCAGATTCTGCAGAGACACTATCCTTGTCAGAAGCCCCTGAGTATGTGGAAAGAATGCGTACTCAGGAGAACACCACAGGGGAATTAGGACTTCATAGAGACAGCCGAGACCTTATGAACATTGGCTATGGGTTTAACATTGAAGATAGCGGAGCTAGAGCTACTTTCGAAGAAGCTTTAGGGATCAAGTTCGGCCCCTATAAAAGTGGCAAGAAAGTACTCTCACAAGCTCAAGCAGATACTCTTTTAGTTGCCTCTATTATTAGAGCAGAGGACGATGCTCGTAAGCGTATCAGTAACTTCGATGCTCTTCCTCAAGAGATACGAGAAGCTGTTACTGATATGAGTTATCAGATGGGATCTACTGCCTTAGGCGGCTTCACTGACTTCATTGATGCTCTTGAAGCTTATCCTAACAATATTGAGGGAGTTATTGAAGGATTTACTAACTCAGATTACTACAAGAAAGCTAAAGGTGGAGACTTAAAGAGAGTAGATAGAAACCTGGAGTTGCTTAAGAGTGGCTACGGAAGTGACAAACCCTAGGACAGTAACAAGTATTGTCCGAGGTATTGTAACATTATAAAATACTTGACTTTTAACCTCAAGTAGTTATAACTAATCCCCTTAGGAGGGACATCATGAAAACACTAATAGATCGACTAAAAGAGGCATCTACTTGGGCCTCTCTGGCAGGACTGGCAGTACTAGCAGGTATTTCTGTTGAGCAATTCCAAGAGTATATCTTGGCAGTATCAGGCCTATTCGCTTTTATAGGTATCTTCCTTAAGGAAAAGGGCAGTACTTCCGAGGAATCTGGAGAAGTATAGGTAATGGCTATTGTTAAGTATGACGGGTACGCTAAAGTAAATACTGACCCTGCACCTGTAACACTACAGGACTCTTCAGGGACTGCTATAGGTACACCTGCTAATCCCCTAGATACTTCAGATTATGCTGCAGATAACTTAAGTGAACTATCCCTAGAACAGCTACAAGATGTAGTTCGTCAACTAATTAAGATCAGGAGCTAATATGGCAGGAGAAATCATAGACGGTATAGGCCAAGGCTATCGAGCCAAGGTTAATGCCAATAATGCCTTGGAGGTACAAGCGGTATCTGTTGATACAGAAACTGCTGCATCTGAACGAGGGGATGGCTATAGTATAGACTCAGGTCTTATTGCCTATACAGGCACTTCGAGTAGCTCCTTGCTCTACCTCAAGAATAATGAGGACAGAGACCTTATCTTGACGAGAATGTACATCTCAATAGGTAATGTTACAGCCACTGTCACGGATATCCCTTACCTAACTATCGTCCGAGACCCTACAGGCGGGGATGTTATTACCGATGCTACAGATGCTCCTAACCACACCAATAGAAACTTCGGCTCTAGTAAGACGTTGACAGCAGATGCTTACATTGGTAAAGATGGCGGCACTGTGACAGGCGGGGACGAGTTCCTTGTCACTCAACTTACAGCACCTGATCGCCATGTGTTTGATGATGACATCATACTTCCAAAAGGTAGCTCCGTTGGGGTTAAGATCAATGTGAATACCTCGGGAGGGGCCACGGTACATGGAGCTATGGTCTGCTACCTTCGAGATGAAAACGAATAAGGAAGAACTATGGCTGAACAGATAGAAGATGGACTAGGCTCAGGACGTAGGGCTAAAGTAGATCGGAACAATGCACTTCTGACTCAAACCATCATGGAGACAGGGGATGCGGAAGCCTCTAATAATGGCGATGCCTACAATATTAATACAGGGGATATCGCTTATACGGGTACAGGAGATAGCTCCCTAATCTACCTCAAGAATAACGAGGACAGGGATCTCCATATTGATGCTATCGCTGTAGGCGTAGGACTTCTTACCGCTACTATTACAGATTCGGTTAGAGTAACCCTCATCAATGGCCCTACAGGTGGCGACCTCATCAGTGATGCTACTGCTGTAGATATGAACCAGAACAGGAACCTTGGGTCTACTCGGACCTTAGAAGCCTTGGCTTACAAAGGAAAGAATGGCGGCACTGTAACAGGGGGAAATGATATAGGTCAGTTCTACCTGTCAAGCCAGAGCAGACTCTATGCCCCTATAAAGCTAGTACTTCCTAAGGGGTCGTCTGCTGCCCTTAAAGTAGACTTGAATACTTCTGGCGGCGGTAATGTATACGCAGCCTTTGTCTGCCACATAGCTCCTTTGAGATAGAGATGACTGTTAAAGCTCTCATAGAGGACTCTCAGACGGGGGCCTCTGCAAAGGTCTCTCCTTATGGGGAGCTCATTGTCTCCTCTTTAGCCTATGACACTGCCTCTGTCCAGAGCATGACTGCCACGGCTACTGCATACAGTTTTGCACCTCCAGTGGCAGGCAAGAAGGTCGTTATCACAGGTATTATCTTTAACGCTGACAAGAACGTAAGTGCCACGACAGAAGCTGACATTGTTCTCTACTGTTCTTCAGTAGGTCCTGATAGCTTGACTTCAGCAGGAAGTATCTTAGAGGTAGGCTTGATTAAGAATCAGTACCTCTCGGTTACTCCTTTGAACATCATTACAGATGAAGGTATGTGGATCAATGCTACAACTTCAGATGCTACTATCCATGCTACTGTCTTATATCATTATGTGGAGGAACTCTAATGTTTAAGAGACTATTCAAGAAAGCCCTAGAAGAAACAGGGAAGCAACTACAAAAGGAATTAGGGTGGTATGCTCAAAAGGATTAAGAGTTACTGGCCTAGTCACCCTCGCTGGCCTTCTCATTGGAGGTTGCGCCGTACTGCCAGAGATGGAATGCGGAACGACGAGGACAACGAAAGCTCTGGTGACACTAACACCGAGCATAACAATACTATCAAAGACAACGGAGGAGAAAACTTGTGAAGAAACTATCGAAATACGCTATAGTCGCATCCCTAGTACTACTACCACTAACAACTGAGGCTTTCGCAGGGGACTCTAATCGTTCCTATCAGCGTAGTAAAGAGGCGTTGTTTTCCTTGGGCCCTTCCGGAGGGGCTTGTAAGCCAGGACTATTCGGGTTACTCCCGAGTATCGACATTGACATGGCCGATGGCTGCTCAAACATCCCTAACACTTACCTTTACAAGAAAGAGGTTACGGATGTTGGTGGTACTAAAACTGTAGTGAAAGAAATCCGTGAACTTAAAGACACCTATACAGAGACTGCAGGAATCACTGCAGAAGGAACAGAGACATTATCTGTTACTATCACTTCAGGCCGTTCTGCTGATACTAACGTGGGGGTTGCTCGGCATCTCTCTATCAGTGATCTGACTGGAATCTTCGGCAATGGCGATACAGCTTCTCGTCTACATAAAACTATGTCGCATGGCTTAGCTGCTGCTCGGCGTTCTCATCAAGAGCCTGTAGAGGCCCCTACATCCACTAATCCGTAAGGAATAATGCATGGCATCTATGACTACATATCTAGAGAATGAACTGTACGACCATGTCTTACGGAATGCATCTTTTACGTCACCTACAACAGTATACTTAGGGTTATTCACTTCTGACCCTACTGATGCAGGGACTCAGACAAGTGAAGTTGGAGCACATCCAGACTACTCTAGTGGGTATTCTAGGCAAGCTATCGCCTTTAATGCCCCTACGAGTGGCTCTGGGGATAATACTTCCCTAGAGACTTTCGGGCCTATTATCCTGACAGCTAATGTTACTATTACTCATGTAGCTCTCCTAGATGCATCTACCTCAGGTAATATGTTATTTAGTGAAGCGATGAGTGAATCTAAGGAAGTCTCTAGTGGGGATATCTTCAAGTACCCTGCAGGTAATATTACAGTAGAGATGGATTAGAGATGGACCTAACCCTTCTCATACTGGCGCGAAGCAACACCCACGATATGCCGATAGAAAAAGAAGGCGGCCGCTGGCGTGAAGGCGACCCTGTTGATCTGTGGGAGCACGGGCAGATCGACGTAGATCATCAGCCAGAATGCTTCGAAGCAATCACTATCCGAGATTGGTCAGGGACGCTGCAAGAAGCCAAGGAATATTACCTAGCTACGGACCCTATTGTTGACCTGGGCAAGCCCCCCGCACAGTGGCAGAGCTACTCCCGGCGGCTACGCTATATTGACTACACAAAGCAAAACAGTTCCTACCGTGCCAGCATATCCGACCACAGGAAGGCGGATGTATCTAGCAGCGCCCTTGTCTTGACGAACAGACACGATGAGCGGCAGGCAGGCTAATGGCTGAAGTTATCCGATATATCGACACGGCATCGTCTGGCGGCGATGGGACTACGCAGGGCCATAGCGGCAGTACGGCGGCCTACGCCTCTATGTCTGCATGGGAAGCTGCCGAACAGACAGACCTTGTGACTGATACAGATTACCATAGGGTTCTCTGTGCTGGTGGCATTGATGGAACGGATATGACTATTGTGGGTTGGACGACAGGTGCCAGTAACTATATTTCGATTGAGGGCGACCCTACTGCCCCCGACGGTGACGGCAAGAACGACACATATAAATCATCTACCAGCTACTACATGAAGGAATTCACGGCAACGACAGGCCAAGGCATTGCCGTAAACGAAGACTTTGTGCATTTCGATGGCATACAGCTTAGAAACTCGCAAACATCTGGCTCGTATGATCCCATCATCGCCTTTGGGACGGCGGGGACTGGCGCGACCAGTGTCATGAAGAACTGCAAGATAGACTGCCCCAATGCAACGATAGGGACACTTCGCGGGATTTACATATGGGACAGCGACAGAGACTTGACGCTGATCGCTAATCTTCTTGATTGGAAACACGGCACGACTACTGACAACGATATGGCTATATCCTTAACGACAGGCTGCGATATTAACCTGTATAACAACACTTTTGTTCGCGCTGATGGTGCTGCGAGTGGTTGGGCTAGGTGTGTGGTTGGTGATGGCTCAAACACTGTGACGGCGCAGAACAACTGTTACGCCACCTTCGGTGATGACGTTTCCGCTGCCACAATAACCGCGTCATATAATGCTGGTAAGCAGGACGACGATAGCACTGGGCACCAAGACATTCAGAACTCGGATCGTGTAAACGAGTGGACAGACTTCACTACGGGCGATTGGTCTATTAAAGACACGAGCAGCGTGTTGTACGACAACGGCACAACGGGCGGGGATATTCCTACTGTCGATCAGAACGGAACTACGTATACCACGGCAGATATCGGGTGCTTTGCTTTCCCTGTTGATGGGTCCGTAGGCTCAGGCTTATTGTCTGGTCAGAAATTACAAAGAGTGAGGCTAATGCAATGAACTATCTAGGCGATTTTGCAGCAGATGAGACAATCTACTTCTACTTCGATAGCTTCGATAGTAGTGGTGGCTCCGTCACTATGACAGGACTAGCCACTACAGATATTGAAATATACAAGAATGGCTCCACTACGCAGCGCAGTAGTGACGCAGGGTATACCCTCCTAGATACTGATGGGATTGATTTCGATACTATCACAGGTATTCATGGATTCTCTGTTGATACATCAGATAATACAGATAGCGGCTTCTATGCAGCAGGCAATGAATATGTTGTTGTTGTCTCCTCTGTAACTATTGATAGTCAGACTGTCAGCTTTGTTGCAGGCTCTTTCTCCATAGAAAACCGCTTCATGCGAGGTACTGACAGCGCTGCCTTAGCTACTGCCCTAGCTACTGTCGATACTAATGTAGACGCTATTCTAGTAGATACGGGTACGACCCTCCCTGCAACATTGGCAGGGCTTAATGACTTTGACCCTACGACAGATACTGTGGCTAATGTAACAACAGTCGCTACTACCACTACTAATACGGATATGCGAGGTACTGATAATGCTGCCTTAGCTACTGCCCTAGCTACTGTCGATACTAATGTAGATTCTATATTAGTAGATACAGGGACTACTCTCCCTGCTACTCTCTCGGCCCTCAATGATGTAAGTGTCTCAGATATTCTCACAACCCAAATGACAGAGTCTTACTCTGCAGATGGCGCAGCACCTACTATCGCACAGGCTCTGCTGCTCATACAGCAGACTCTAGGGGATTTTGTTATTTCAGGCACTACGGTGTCTGTTAAGAAGCTAGATGGTAGCTCAGAGGCGCTCACTTACACGCTTAATGATGCAGTGAGTCCTACGGGCACTACAAGGACTACTTAAGATGTCTATTCGTAAGGTAGTTACGAGGGGCTTTGGGGATTTCGGGTCGATACCTGATGTGGTTACTAGAGGGTATCTCCCCTCGTATACTGAAGTATACTTCCCTAGGGTTACCTTAACAGGTACAGGGACAATGTCTCCAGGCGCTTCTAATATGGAGTTCTCTGGAGCAGCTATCACAATTACAGGGGAAGGTACTTTGGAAGGAACTCGCCCCCGTAGCTTTGTGAGAGTAAGGGACCGGCCTCTAAAGTCAAAGGCGTTTAGACACGGGAATTACTAAACTAACAGATTGGGCAGTATTGGCCTAAGCAATTACTTCAAAAGGAACTGAAAAATGACTTCAACTAAACTTGAACGAGATGGCTTCGGCAATACTGCCCAAGTACTGACCCTAGGCACTCATCAGAGTGTTGCTTACACAGGTACTGCTGGTACTATCTCTGCTGAAATCGGCACGAATGTTGTTAGAGTTATTGCTACAACTGACTGTTATATTAAGATCGGGGCTAGTCCTACAGCGACTTCTTCAGATGTATTCCTGCTAGCTAATGCTGCAGAATACTTCGGATGTGATCCAGCAGATAAGGTCTCAGCTATCCAGGTATCTTCTGGCGGGACTATTCATGTAACTGCTGGAGCTTAACATTGCCGCAATTAATTAGAATGGGGGCTCTCGGAGGGCTTGGTGGTACAGGGGGCAGTGGACCTATCGCGCCTTCTTTCGAGCAGGACTTCTTAAATCAAGATACATTGGCGAGTGCTGCCCTAAGAGGCCCCACCCTCGACCTGACCCGCACCACCACCAAGCCCTACTTCGACGCATCGGGTAATCTGGTGCTGACGGCGCATAATCTGTCTAAGTACTCCAACACTTTCTCTAGTGGCTGGGTACTAGATAGCTCATCGGTTGCTACAGGCATTAGCGATGCAGACGGCGGGACTGATGCGTGGTCGCTT